GCGCGAGTCCCGATTGCAAAGTACACAAACTAAATTCTTGTGTAGGATGCCATTCCCTGGCTTGTTATAGTTGTGAATTCCTCTTCCAATTTGAGGACTGGTTGTGCATGTACGTTATTTTTTACGTGTTCAATAGTTTTTGGGTTTGGTGGAGTTAAATCTCTTCCAAAGAAGATTTTGCTAACAGTTTGTCTGAAGATATTCCAGATTCTGGTCTTAAGGGTTTTTAATTCTTGGGGTCCAAAATCTTCAATCTTTTTTAGGGTTTTCTCCGACAAAGTGTTTTCAAAGGGATTCATATTTAATAAGTCTTGTTGTAATAAATCAGCCCACTCTTCCGTCTGTGATGGGTCTCTCTCAAATTTTACCGCTGGGGATAGTTCATTAATGAACTCCTTAAGTACTTTGAGTGACTTCTCTGTCATAGATGGAAGAACTGAAAGATATTTGAATTTCGCATCAAATATCTGTTCAGGTGTAGACCGTGTTAAAATGTAAACAAGGTACAGTTTCTGTGCTGTGGTCAATTGTATATTATCTGGAGTGGTCAAACCTACTCCTCCTGCCCAGTGAGGGAGAAACCAATTCAATGGTCCTGAGAGCTCGCTCAATGTTTCTTTATTATTATATAAAAAGAAATCATTTAACAAAACTCGATCAGGTGTCCAGAGAACTTTTGTCTCATCCCTCATAAACTGACAATAGAGATTATCATAAAAGATATTCTCATCTTCCTTACCTGTATTTTCTATCCGCTTTGAGATGGTGTCATTTATCATTAGTAAGTCCGATTGGATTTGACCATATGACTTGAAAAGATTTGCTTTACGCATATCATCAAGTTCCTGGACATATTTCGAACCGGCAAATAAAAGACCCAAATTAAGCATCTTCTCCTCTTTCCAGTGTACAGTATTGATATCTATCCTTCTACAGACATAAAGTCTGGAATTGATGGTAATCAGATTTGGATGTTTATAGTTTTTTCCAACTGATTGTGTAAGACCAACATTACCATATGTATTGTCCCAGATATCAATAAGGTCCTTTGGGGCGTGAAAGGAGATATCATCTCCATTTACCAAAAGACCAAACCTCCCATGTAAATAATCAAAGGTTATTCTACCATTGTACCTCTCTTCCTCACACAGGGTAAGGTTCCATTTCTCAAATGATAATTTAAACATAAAAATGTTCAAAAGACAGAGAATTGGAAAAGAAAGGATTGATCCCATTAGCTGACCACGTGTTTGGACACAGTCAGATGGATCAACGGCATACTTTTTCAAATTATTTTCAAAGTTGATTCTTTCACTTTCCCTTAAAGATAAATAAGTATCATAGTGGATCTGAAAAGATCCCCCACTAGCAATCAAATCCTCCGCACGCGGCTGATTGGCTCGGAATAAAAGTTCCTCTTGACGACGATTAAACTTTTTAGTAGCTGTCTTGTTAATACAAGCGGGGACCCAAGGGTCATCCATAAACTGGCTAAGAGTTTTATCATAGTGTAACCTTTGTCCTTGGAGTGTCTTTAATAACACTTCACGAACATCGTTACTAACATCCATCATATCAATGATGGTGTTCAAGACTTGAACGGAACAATTCCTAAAAATCATATCAGTTGCTGATGAATAGTCACCAGACACCAGTAAATGATGCTGTGGGAATTTACTATAATACTTTTGAATTATCTCCAGTGAGAGAGGTTTCCCTATCAATTGTGTACAACCTATATTACTGAGAATGCCGAAAAGCATTTTCTGTAAAGGTATTCCGTAATAATTGATAAGAGAATCCGACTTCGTTATGATTCTGACTTTGAATGGTTCTTTCAAAGCTACCACTCCACAATTTGCAGGTCCCAATAAGGACACTACATGTTTTTGGATAATGTTAAACTTTGATTCATCTGAGATCATTGACAAGTTGTCAATCATCGCTCTTGATGAACTATCATCGTCAGATCTTTCTGTATATTTAGGTATTATGAAATTGGATTTATTAGACCAATCATAAACAATATACTCCATAGTCGGAAGGCAATCGATAACCTCCTGCTCCCACGTTTCCGGGTTCACAAGAACCACATTTCCTTTCCCTTTTAACACTGTCACTGAATCCATGTTTGGTAAAAGACCATTCATAGGCATTTCATAACCATGTTCTTGACAATACTCCTCTACGAGCTCCGAGAGTTGTAACCGGATTAAATTCCGGTTTCCACCCTTAGGCTTAGAGCTATTTCTGTCAAAACCTGCGTTAAGTGACGGTGTTGGTACTCTGAAATCTTTTTTAAGTGATTTCTTATGAACTTTAAAGAAAGTTCTTGTACACTTTGTAATGTATGCCAATGTTTCCTCTGATCCCTCAGATAAGTCAGTCATAATAGACCGATGCTTTCTCACTGATTCTGCCACCTTTGGAAAATCTAAAGGTGCACAGCCTCTTTTCAAATTAAGAAAAGTCCAACAAAAGGAATACCTTTTATTGGTATGACTGATGCGAATCATGAAGTTATGTAATTTACCAATTAAACACCGATTGGGGTTAGCAATCCAATCAGGTTTCTTTGGCATAAGACCATAAACTTCCTGTTTGCTCAAATGTGCAAACCAGTGGGCGGAAACGAACTTGATTAAAACCTCAAGTTCTTGATGGAGATCCAAATAGATCCAATAGTAGAATGTGTCTCTTATAGACGCTGATATATCTTCATCCCATTCTAAACCATACATTACTAAAAACTGGAACATGACAGTAACGTCATGTTCAACCTTATTCACACTACTGAGGACTGTTGTCCTCACATCAACCGTAGATTCTAAAATAGTTGATGAGCCAGGTCGCGAAGCGGACTCAGGAAATTTATCATTGATATATATTTTTATAAATTTCCCCATATCTGCTTCGTGGGCTAAGCTTGCCATGGCCTCTCCAATATCCTTTTTTACCGTTTCGGATATCTTTGTTAACAACCCCATCATGCGGTAAACCGTGTGTTGGTGTGTGTTAGCGGAGATGTTTAAGACTGTAAACAGAGTGCTGATCTATAAACAGAATCGAAATTCTTTCGAACTTCCTAACAGTGATTCAAACTGTTAATCGGCTTAAAAGCCCTAGCTATCTTTTAAATTCTCTAGGAGTCTGATTCCTTTTCCCAAAGGAGTCACAGCACTGTATAAGTATTACATTATTAACTTATATCAGCGTGCTCGACGAGATTTAAA